TGACGCGCTACGCGGTCACGCTACGAGTCCAAGGCTAGGAGAAACCATGAGCCTCAGCGTTGCAGACCTTGCCAAGCAGATCCTTGATGCCGATGACTTGCCGATCCTCAAGGTGACGGTGCGTGAATGGAAGGGCGGAGACGGCAAGCCACTCGTGCTCGGCGTTCGCGTCATGACCGTTGAAGAGCGCGACAGCTACGAAAAGGAGTGGGTGGGCAAGAAAGAGACGGGCATCGACAACTTCCGGACGAAGTATCTGGCCCGTTGCCTGTGCCATCCCGAAAGCGGTGAGCGTCTCTTTGACGAGGCTGGCATCGAGCAGCTGGCGAAGAAGTCTGCGGCCATCGTGTCGAAGCTCTTCGAGAAGGCACTCAAGCACAACAACATGACCGAGACAGACGTGGAGGAACTCGCAAAAAACTAAGCGTCCGCCCGACGAGGCGTTTCCTGTTTCGTCTGGCGGGGCACTTGGGAATGACGGTGAGGGAACTGTCTCGCCGCATGGATTCGCAGGAGCTCACGGAGTGGATTGCGTTCACTCGCCATTTCCACGCTCTTCCTGATCCATGGCGGCAGACGGGCCTGCTGACGAGTGCCGTGCTTGCACCGTACTCCCAGCAAGGCAAGGCACCAAAAGCAGACGATTTTAACCCGATTGAGAAACCACCCCAGCACGCAGATGAGATGAAGCGGGAGCTGCAAAAGCTCCTGGCATTCCCCGAGTAAGCCATGGCCACTATCCTCTCACTCGCGCTGAAGGTGAACGCTGACGCCTCTGGCGTGGTGAAGAACCTGACGCCGGCTGAGCGGGCGCTGGAGAATCTGGCCAAGCAGGCGAGCAAAGCCACGTCTGCCTTTGATGTGCTGGCGAAAGACAGTCAGGCGGCGGCCGATGCCCAGGCCGCTCTCAATGAGAAGTTCAACACGCTGGCCAAGCAGCTGCAGGGCGGGCTCAACGCCCAGGCCTACGCAGACCAGTACGCGGCACTTCAGGAGGAAGTGCGAAACACTGCTGACGCATTTGCCGAAGGCGTTCGCGTCACTGAGCAAGTCAGGACGGCGGAAGAGCGTCACGGCCAAGAGCTGGCAAAGCTTGACGCACTGCTGCAAAAAAACGCAATCAGCGAAGAGACGCACACGCGGGCAGTCGCCAAGGCCGACGCAGCACTGCTCAAGGCGTCCACGTCTGCTGACAAGTTTGCAGACGAGACAACGCGGGCCGCAACGCAAGGGCTCAAGTTCAACGAGCTGAGCGGCATCCTTGCTGCTCTCCCTGGCCCGCTTGGCAACATCGCTGGCAGATTCTCTGGAATCGCCAGTGCATCTGAAGGGCTTAGCAGAGTATTTTCTGGTGGCCTGAAGACAGGGCTTTCCAGCCTTGGTTCTCAGTTGTCTGCCCTAGCATCTCCGCTAAATATCGGCATCGCTTCGTTCGCTGCGTTTGGTGCTGCGGCCACTGCCATCACTCGCGGGCTCGCTGACCTTGAGGGGCGAGTGGAGCAGTTAGGGAATACCGCCCTGCGTCTCGGCACTGATTTTGAAACGATTCAAGTGCTAGACGAAGCAGCACGCAGGAGCGGCGGCTCGATCGACGCCTTGGCGGCTGGCATCCAAAAACTGGCCGTAAACATCGACGAGGCTCGCAGTGGCACCGGCAAGGCAGCCGACGCATTCCGCGAGCTAGGGATTTCGCAGGAGCAACTTGCCACGCTAGACCCGGCAACTCTGGCTCAGCAAACGGCAACAGCACTGCAGCAGATAGAAGACCCGGCACGGCGGGCGTCGTTGGCGACTGAGACGCTTGGAAAGGCTGGGCTCACGCTACTGCCTGGGTTCAATGCGATTGCCGAAAGCGAAGAGGCGCTTCGGCGGTTCTCTGCAGGGATCAGCAACATTGACCGCGACCGCATAGGCTCGCTCGGCCAGGCGTTCGACAACGTGAAGACTTCGCTGGCCGGGCTTGGCCAGTCTGCTCTCCTTCCGTTCGCTGGCCTCGTTGATGGCGTGGCTCGTTTGTTTGCTGACTTGATCGGCACAGTGACACGCCTGGCTCAGGCCATAGGCTTTGTGCTGACGCCTACGCTTGAGGCGATTGGTGCTGGCTTCGGGTTGCTCGGCGACGGACTGGCTGCAGTCAACGGATTCTTCGACAGCCTCGTTGGAGCAAACCAGAAAGCCGCCGCTGAGGTTCGCGGGCTGCGTGCGGAAATGGAAGAACCGCTTGACGCTGGCTTCGTCAAAGAGTTCGCAAACGACCTAGAAAGAATTAACGCAAACCTTAGCAACGCAATCGACGAATCGGCTGCGTTTGGCCAGGCAGGATTTGACGCCGCACTGCGGTATCAGGAATCCATTCGTGAACTGCAGCAGCAACTTGATGACGGGATCATCAATGAAGAAGTCTTCCGCCGCTCTGCGGAGCAGGCTGGCAATGCGTTTAAGGACGAACTTGCACAGATTGAGCAGGACGCAAAGCTAGAGATTCAGGTAACGGAGAACGCCGCCCAGGCTGTGGCTGGCATTCGCGCCGAGTTGTCCAAGGCAATCGACGAGTCTGCTTCGTTGGGGCAAGCGGGCTTTGATGCAGCACTTGAATACCAGAGCGCGGTTGAGGAACTGCAAACGCAGTTTGAGGCGGGCATCATTAACGAAGAGACGCTTGCGAGAGGAGCTGAGGCGGCACAGGCTGCTTACGAGGCCCAAATTGATAGCGTGAAGAAGCTTGAGCAGGAGCAGCGCAAGCTGATTGAAAACGACAGAGATCGTATCGATTCGTTGCTGGCCGCCAACGATGAGGCCACCAAGCTTGAGCAGGATCTGCAGACCGTCCAGCGTGAGCAAGCCCGCGTCTCCGAGCAACTCGCCGCCGCCCGTGCCTCTGACAACCAAGCGCAGGCAGACGCAGCTGCTGCCCGTCAGGCAGAGCTTGATCAACTGCAGGCTAGCCTTGAGGATCAGCAGCAGGCTCTTGAGCAGGGCTTTGGCGTTGGATTCCAGGCCGCGTTCGAGAACGTCAACCAGAACATCAACGGGCTGATTGCAAAGTCTCAGGAGTTCGGCCAGGCCGGGTTTGACGCTGCCCTGCGTCTGCAGGAAGGCATCGCTGCCGCTCAAGAGCAGGCACGGGACGGCATTCTTAATGCCGAGGCATTTAACGCCGAAGTGCAGCGGCAGCAGGAGCTCTTCAATCAGGAGCTCGCCAACATCCAAGAGGCAGAGAAGGCCAGGGACGCGGCAGCTGAGGACAGGAAGGCCAAGGAGCAGGAGCGAGCCAACGCTGAGCTGCAAGCACAGGCCGACTACCGCAAGCAGCAAGAGACTGCCCTGCAGGCATACCAGCAACAGCAGCAGCAGGCCCAGCAGCAGTACGCCCAGGAGCAGGCCCGCATCTTTCAGGAGCAGCGCAAGGCCGCCGAGGCCGAAGCGAAGCGGCAGGAAGAACGCATCCGCAAGCTGAACACGCTTGGCGCTCAGTCCATCCAAGTGGCGGACATCCGCAACGTCGAGAGCGCCAACCTTGTGCTGCAACTGGGAGCGGCTGCCCAAGATCCCGCACTGATTCAACAGCGGCTGCAGACGAAGCTGCTTGAGAAGATCGCCCTAGGCATCGGCCAGGCAGCGAGCAATTACTTCAATCAGCCAGTCGCCATCGTTGGCTACGCTGACGTGGGAGGCATCTAATGCCCATACAGTCCTGGCGTGAGCTTGCACGCACGACAGAAGGGGAAGTGCGTAGCACCACGACTGCCACCCGCACGTTCGTGCTGACGCTCGCGGATAACACGCTCGAGAACAACCCGCCCACAGAAGCGGAAATCATATCGGCTCTCTCGCTCGACAACTGGGGGAGCTCGCACCCGTCCCTCAGTTTCTTAGGGCTGCGAAAGGTGTCGATTACTGAGCGGCATTCTGACTCGCCCTACCACGTCCAAGTCGTTGCCGAGTACGGGCTGGTCACTGCAAACGACTTACTGGCACCAACGTCTCGCACGTCCGAGTGGACATTCGCCGCTGAGCCTGCCCAAGTGCCAGCGTTCTATTACTGGGACGGCACGACACGCAGGCCGCTGGTCAACTCAGCCAACGACTACTTTGAGGGGCTCACGACTGAGGAGCAGATTGTTAGGGCAACGATCAAGAAGAACTACGCCAACTTTCCTGCGTCTCAGATGCAGGCCACCAACAAGATCAACAGCGGCGATTACTTCGGCTGCCCTGCTCACTCGTGGAAAGT